GAAGCTGCCTGATTTTGCGAAGCTGAAGGATACAGATATCCTAATGCCGATGGCCCCTCTGACCCCTGCGACGTGTTTGGGTGTCGAGGATGGGATGATCGACCGGCTCATCAATGGGCCGGAGGAGGTAGCCCACGTGGTTGCTGGACCAGCCCTGAAGCCCCAGCTCGGTGCGCTAAAAGAGCAGTGGCATTGGAAGAACTCCTTGTTCTACGCCGCGGTCGGCCCTGAACTCTTGACCATGTGGTTAAACAGAGTTGCCACCGACGGAAAAATGCCTATCTGGTGCGACATGTCCATGATGGATCGATCGCACAGCACGCTGAGCTGGGATTTCATGGAGAGACGGTATCGCCATATTCCGGGATTGTCGGCGGATTTTTGGACAGTCCTGAAGGCGTGGCGTCGACCAAAAGGTACGATGGGACCGATCCGATTCCAGGCGCACACCATGAACGCATCCGGGCGTGATGATACTTCGCTTGCGAATGGTGTCTTGAATGGAATTGTGCTGCTCCTGTCCCTTGCCGCGTGCATCAACCATTGCGAAGTCGAGGATTTGACTGAGGCGATGGTCATCCAGTGCATGCAGGTGGTCGACATCGCAGTTGCTGGCGATGACTCGTTGTGTTGGATCCCACTTAGGCAGGAATCCGAGTTGGCGCAGCTGAAGAAGGACATGCAGCGGCATATAGCTTCCTTCGGCTTCGTCGCCAAGTTGGAGTGCAGTCTCTGCAAGTGGAAGGCCGTGTTCCTTGGGATGCGTCCATTGCCGGTTGGTGACCACCTTGAGTGGACCAAGACCGCGGGCCGAGCTCTATATAAGCTTGGTTGGATGCTTGATCCTGTTGGGGACGGGGCAGCATGGGCACACGGGGTGTGTGACGCAACAGCGCGTTGCTTCGCTAACACTCCGATCCTGCGAGAAGTGTGCCTGAAGTACTGTCAGCTCCGTGAAGGTGCCAAGAAGACTCCCATTCGAGGTGATGAAAATCGCCCCTGGGATTTCCTTGCAAGCAATTACACTTCCGGAGTGTGGGATAGTACTACTCTTGCGTCGTTTTGCGAAGCATACTCTGACGCTGATATGGGGATAACCTTGACCCCGGCCAGCGTCCTTGACTGCATCGCGGAGGTGGACCGGCTGACTGCAGTCCCAGGGGTTGTTAACCACTGGGTCTTGCGTTGGCTGGTCCATTTCGACGACCTGTAGGAGGGAGGCCCCTTTGGGGCCCGCGGCACACTCTGAGGATCTGTGGTGCATACACGCAGGAAAACGCACCCACTACTGAAATGCCTCCGAAAAGTGCAGAGCGCAAGGCGGCGACGGCGG